AAAAATCGCAAATTTTCAAAAAGTTCAATAAAATCGCAAATTTTCAAAAAAACACAAAAAATCGTAAATTTTGAAAAAAGTTGAAAAAATCAAAAAAATCAAAAATTTTCAAAAAGTTCAATAATTTGAAAAATTTACGATTTCTTATACAAAATCGTTAGTTTCCGTATTTAGACCCTATAGTTATTGGGAAGTACGGACGATACTTTTGGATCTGAGCAAACTTATAAAATAAAAATAGGGGATTTTTTATAAAGTTCAAAAGTTATACAAAACGATAAATTTTCGTAAAATTCAACAAAATCAGTTTTTTCAAAGTTCTGAAATAGTCACTACTGCGCCACTCTCTGTATCGTCAGCGTAGGACTTATAAGCGATTAGTTTTACGACCTGAGAATCGTCACCCCAGATAACCTCGGATTGCCCAATTCCGTCAAGTAATCCACGACATAACTTATCCAAGTCAGGTGGAACTATTGGATAGAACCTTTTTGATTGTTTGACCGAGGCTGGTCTTGGCAGATAGAAGTGAACTTGGACTTCTAGTGGTCCTAAAAGAATGTTTTGATTTTGGTACTCACGACAGGCAATTTCTATTGCCTTGCGCCATTTTCGTAATTTACCACTACTGGCTTCAACTAGGCGACCTTGAATAATGCGCTTTGATCCCTGTGGTGCTGGGTCGCCTGTTACTGTGAGCTGGATTTGTTCCACCTAGTAATCGTACCAACAGCAAGTAAAGTCCCTGCTATAAATCCGAGTACCTTGGTGATTGGTTCAGCCTGTAGTGCTAGTAAAAAATACAGAACCGAGAACCCAAGAGCAACTATGTTCGCTATCAAAATTCCAAATCTGCTTTCTGGATCTTGGCGCTATTGATGTTCGCAACCGCCTTGTGTTTTGTCTCGCCCTTACTTTCGTACTGGTCGAGCTTTACCGAGAGAACCCCCTTGACATTGATTACGTCACCAACATTTAGATTTTCTTTAGTCCAAACTGTGTAATAACTTCTAAAAGTATCTCCAGTTTTTCCAGTCCAAGATTCTGCTACTTCTACTCCGTAACCATTGATTATGCGTGTTACTTCTGCTTCACGTAGTTCTACAAACGCCATTTTTAGCCTTCCTTTATGTGTGTCGGATTGACACAGTCCAAATTACCACAAATTCTAGTTCCTGGCAGTATTTTTTCCCCGTCTTCGCTAATTGGGGTAACCAGGTCTGCTGCAAAATTACCATGCCAGGGGTAGCATTTACCCTCGTTACCTTGAATAGTCTGCACACGTTTTGCTCTACAACTGACACAAAGAGCATTTGGCTTTCTGGTACTTAGTACTACCCACTTGAAGCCACAACGTTCGCAAATTACCTCATTCATTAGTTACAAAGTTTACAGATAATCGCATTATTCCCGTGTTGGCATTTGGGGGCTGGAGCTGACTTCTCTACCATTTTCTCCATTTCAGCCAAAAACTCCTCTGATCTAGTCCGTTCTAATTCTCGTCTTCTCTGGGCTGAATCGTCTGGGGATTGATAATGATTTTCCCAAGCGTCGGCATTTAGCCAAGTGGCTGGGTATTTGGTGAATTTGGCATCTCTGGTCGGGTCGTTCTTATACCTGATTACCCCCGCCAAAATGTCTTCAAATTGTGCACGATTCAAGGCTGACCTGAAGGCTTTGAAAGCAGCCCCCTTGTCTTTTTTCTGTGGGTATTCCTTCCAGAACTCATCAAAAAGTTCCTGATTGTTGTTCTTAATATTCTTATTAGTATTCTTAATATTGTTATTCTTTACAAGCGGATTTTCCGATGGCGGAAAATCGGATATCGGTTCTGGGTCTTTGGTTTCCCAGACAGATTCACCAAAACGACCATTTTCGTTAGTCTGACTTCTTTCCAAATAGCCAAGATTTTCTAATTCGTAGATAGTTTCCCTAATTGCGTGTGTCCCCTCGCGAGACTCAGCGACGATTGAAGCGATTGAAAGCGACCAACCCTGGGAATGAGATAACAACATGGCTAAAAACCCTCTAGCCCTGAAAGACAGGCGGCTATCCCTTAGCCAGGCATTTGGGATCTGAGTGAAGTTATTATCAAAGCTGTGTCGCCCTCTAATTAGTGGCATTTTTGTTTCCTTCATTATCAAGCACAAACCATTGGTGGGTTACATTATCAAAAACTGGCTCAAAAAGTGAATCAGTTTGCCGAATCTTATGCCTCAGAGCAAGCGACCTGACTAGAACTTTTGAATCAGCTTCCATAAGCCAGTTGTAGTCGGCGCAAACCAGAATCAAATTGGCAGGAACGTCTAGGGATTTTCTACCGCCCATACCCCGATTCTTTCGGTGGTGTGGAACTAGATCCAAAGTCGTACCACAATGCCAACAGTACTTATCTCGCTGAATCAGTAGATTCAGTAATGACTTTTTCAAAGTCTTATCTCTACAGACAGCAGCTTTGCTTGGGTCGCACTAGCCATAAGAGCCGATTCTATGGCCTTGAGTTTTAGTTTGACCCTATTGAACTCTGCCCTAGCCAAATCCCGTTCTAGTCGTTTCTCGGCTGAATTGAGCTTGGCTATGGCAGTTCGTTCGGCAACACTACCCTCAGCGGAAATAAATGCCGTTTGTTCGGCTGTATCTAGGTCATACTCGGCTTGCGCCAATTTTGCCTCGGCCTGGTAAACGGCATTTACTCCACGATAGTTTTCATTTACGAGTTCAGTAAGTTGTTGGCTGATGTCACTTGGGGATAGCATTATGACCCTAGTATGTCAGCGTATTTCTTGATTTTGGAGAGAATCGCTGGCGCTACATTGTTACGTTTTGCCTCGTTCCAAAGTGCTCGTAATTCTTCCAGTTCCGTGATCCGAGCTGCCTCAGCTTCCCAGTCTCGGACTGGTTCTGGTGTCAAACCGCGTTCAACTTTTTCCATTTCTTCACGCGTTGTTCGCCTATTTCCAGATAAACCAGCATTTGCGAGTGCTCGTCCGATTGCCGAAGTTTCTGCATTTTCCAAAGCAGCAGTTTTGTTCGCACCCATACCACCGTCAAGTTCAAATGCAAGTCCAGTAGCCTTCGGCAAATTATTCGCTTGGTCACCTGCGGAGAGAAATACGCTAGCAAAAACAACCCAGGTACTTGCCGACCTATCCGCCACGCTTGTAAGGTTTTGGGTAATGATTCTCCCGTCAGGGTTTGCCTCGTAGAACTTCTTGATTCGTTCTTCCACTGTTTCATAATCGTCCAAGTTGAATTTCAACTTATTTACCTTCCTCTTCTTGTATTTTCCAGCCCGAGCTGAGCCAGAATCCTTGTTCAATAGCATTTATGTAAATGCGTTCTAATTCTGTGCTGTTGTTTTTCACAACAATGCCAGTAATCTTGCCAGTTATAGTTGTTCCGCTATTGGTCAATGTAACTTCATCACCAATCGTCATTATCTCCCCTTCTTGATTTGTAGATAAGGTAAACCACTACCACGAACTTGTCTAGTGGCTACAGTTATTTTTTTTCCACCCAGAACCACAAAGGCTGTTTTGGCTTTATTCATCTTGCTAAAGATTCTGGTTTTCAATTCTGTAAGTTGGCCTTCGGCGATGTCATACGAACGCTGCAACTCTTGCAGTAAATCGTATTCGTCTTGCGTTATTTCACACTCTTGATCTGACTCAATTTCTGGGTGCATTTTTCTAACAGTTTCATAAGTCGAGTGAGCACCGTCAAAATCAGGTTCTTGATTTTCAGTAACCATTTTCCAAAATCTAGCAACTTCTTCCCTTTGCGCTAGAGCCTCAAATTCGTCATATTCGACCCAGGACTCAAACCAGTTCCAACCAGCAACCGCAACAACTAGACCACGATTGATACTAAGGACATCTAGATAGTGCATTACTTGTGCGCGATAACCAACTGGTAGTGAATCCCACGCATAACGGGCTGTTTTGATCTCAATAACAATCGATTCACCGGTTTCTTTATTGATAGCCAGGGCATCTGGGCTGGCTTGTAAAAATGGATAGTGATTATCTACGAATGTACCAGTAGTCCAAACTGTCCATTCTGGATTATCTTCTTCCCATAGTTTCAAAATTGGGTCTTCAAAAGCCTTTCCAAATCGAACTGACCAATTATGGACTGGCTCGATATCAATCTTGCCAGTTCGTTCCGCCCAAAGTGAGTAAGGCGATTTGTATTCATTCAGGCCCAGAATCGTAGATACTTCGCTTCCACCGATTCCTTGTGCACGCCATTCAGCCCATTCAGGGCTACCTGTTTCCGCCTTATGGATCAGAGTTGCTTCGTTGAATCGTTCTGGTGTGTATTTAGGTATTTCTGTGTTTTTCTTCATAGAATTACCCTATGACAGACCAGGGACATTTTTCCAAGGGCTATTGGTCGTTTATCAAAAAGTTATCTGATGCTAGTCCAGTTCCCTGCGAAGAATACCCAGACTTTTTCTATCCTGAAGATTACCCAGAAGCACGACTACGCTCCGTTGTAACGGCATTTGCTAAGCGGATGTGTAAATCCTGCCCAATACAAAAAGACTGCTTTACATACGCCGTAGAATCGCGGCAGAAGTATGGTATTTGGGGTGGTACAAGCCCTAGCGAACGCTAATGTCGGCTAGGTTATAGGTCAGACCACAACCACAGATAGTGGGCGAACCAGACTTGAGTTTGTTGCCCTTGCCTCGTAAATGACCAAAAATCAATTTATGCCCAGCAGGGCAAACGTAGGTTACCCAGCGGATACTCACGTGCCTGGGATTACTGGGGGTTCTGTACCCTCTGTAACATCTTCATATTCGTAATCGTCTATAAATTCGTCGTCCTCAAAATCCCATTGTGGATTATTTGGGGCAACATTCTTTATAGCCATAACGGAACCAAAGAAAGCCAAAATAGCAGCAACCGAACTTAGAATCGCCTGGCTTTGCTCATTGGTAAGAAACCCTAGCACTACAAAAAGCGGAACTAGCGCAGCTACCGCTGCATAAATAGCTTTTCTGATCTGGGGGGTGAATCTCATATCTCGCCTCGCAATACTTTTTCTGGGTCTAGTGTAGCCCCAATAAAGATATGTTGCACAGTAGGACCATAGGTTAGGTGAAGATGAGCACCACGACTACAAGCACCAGTGTTGCCGACCAAGCAAAAACGCTGACCCTCAACAATTTTCGTACCTACCTTTAGTTTACTTTTCTTTTGAAGGTGGGCAAATCCCCAATACATAGGTCTTTTGCCATTCCAAACCCTAAGAACCAAACACCAGCCAAGGCAATCAGACCAGGTATTTAGGACGATAGTTCCGTTTTGAGGGGCTTTTATTGAAGTCCCTGCCTTAGCCCTAAAATCTAGTCCCCTGTGCCTTGTAACACGATTTTCAAGCGTGCCATAGCGACTTGAAATAAAGGCTTCTGGCAGTGGCCAAATCATTGTAATAAACCCCAGATTGCTGCTAGAAAACCAGCGATACCTGATCCAAGAGCCGTAAAAACGAGCTTTTCAATCCATTCAAATTTAGCTAGTCGCTGTTCTACTTCATTCATTCGAGCGGGTAAATCCTTGAGGTTTTTGATTTCGGCCACAAGTTCAATTTGTACTGATTGAACCTCGATGAGCTTTTCGTAGATGTCTCGTTGCGTTATGCGAACGCCGTTTGTTTCCTCAGCCATTTGTTACTCCTGAATCGGTGAGGCGATTCTGCCGTCTTCGATTAGGTAAGCTTCA